TGCTACCTCTTCCTGCATTGCTCTTAATCTTAGCCCTGCATACTGGCCCTTGATCTGTTGTGCAGTTGCAGTCTCGCTTGCACTGGTCTGACCACGAATAATGTCAGATATGCCCGTAATCTCGTAGATTTGACTCTTTATGTCCTCTCTTGCCCGGTAGCAGTTGATGAGCGTACTAGCTATGACATCTAGCGGTAGGATGTCGATGCTACCCTTCAGCCCACCCTTTTCACTAAAAGCCATCCACTTATCGACAGGTATCAGAGTATTATTGTCTCCCTCTGTCAGTAGACGTTGTAGCGTTGGCTGGCTTGCGTCATATACTCCCCGCACCCTCAAAGCCTTGACCAGACCGTCAATTCTGTCGCTCAGAATGTCCAGCTCTGTAGCCTGATCTTGATACAGCACGAAGTCAGGTACAGGCACTAGAGAATCAGAGGTTAAAGTAGCGTACAAAGGCTTTCCACAAGGGAAAAAGCCTTCTACCTCGATGGGGTCATCACGCTCGTCTATGATGTAGTTGCTGTTCTTGCTAAACCAGTAGACCTTGCCGCTTTCCTTATCCCATAGCTCACATATCTTAGCGCGTGTATGCTCTTTGCTAGACTGACCATAGGAAGTTAGTGTCTGTGGGCCGCTGTCTAAAGGTATCTTCTTTGCAGACTCCTCGCCAAAACGCTCTATAAGCGCCTCTCGCGTCATGTAAGCCCAGCGCCATACAACCGTGACCTCTTCCCATGTACGAGCTACTGAGTGACCAAAGTCCTTCCAGTGAACGTAGTCTGTAGGAGCGCATTCGTACTCGATCTCTTCATAGGTTTCTGGGGTGTCACCTTTCGTTACATCCTTTTCATCAGCGTCCTCAGTAACCTGTAGCCCATCTTCTGGCATATCACGCTCAATTAGATGTGGCTCGTAGCGTACCCATGCGACACCGCGACCACCAAGAAAGCGATCCTGCACCGCATTTTTCATGGTTGCCCGGAAGTCTGGATAATGCTCAATCTCGTAGTCAATAGCTCTCTGAATGATCTGTGAGGCAACACGACCTACTTGGTCATTGTCTCCAAACCTTCTCGATACGTCAGCCATCGGTAATTTGGAGTAGACCGCTGGGATTAAGGTCTGTACGTTTGACCAGAGAATATTAAACTTTGCCGTCTCGTTAGAGTTCTGGCTGCGATTATCATCGCGGTAGCGTTTAACGATCTTTGCAGAACGAGCTTCCCACTTCTTGAACTCGTTGTCATATGCGCCGATTACGTTCAGATACTTCTCAATTGGAGTTTCAGTCATTTTCTGTCCTGTTGTCTAAGTGCTTCAGCTATTGCTTGAGGGTCTAACATCCCGCCAACACCTACACCAGCGAGAATATCTGCTTCATGTCTACGGAATGGGTCAAAGGCTGCAAAGCGGGAACGGATGTTTTTTGCATTTGGTATAACAACAACATCCCCGCCAACAACATTATTACCCTCTGCTAAACCACTTCTTACATTATTAAGGTTAAAGTATTCTGGCGTAACAGATTTTTCATTATTTATCCGAAGTGGCATAACAAATCCACCCTCATGCTTTGTCGGTAAGCCAGCGTTTTTAGCTTCTACATAAGCAGAAGCGCCGCTTGGGTCTGTTGAAGTGAACACGCCATTTACAAATTTGGTTTTTGATGGGTCAAAAGAATCAAACTCAACATTAGTGGCATGATAAGCATCTGTCGGATACATACCCGGAGCATTAGCTCTGTCTATATAGGTATTATTTGCTGGCAATCCTAGTCCGCCCTGCTCTACTGGCAGGGCAGCATTGCGCTGGGCTGTGTCGTGCAGTATCTCGAACTCTGTCTTAGGTCGTTGAATCATTGCGCCGCCTACATTATCGCCGACTGGGACATAAGCCTTTATATGGGTATCTCCCATACTCTTAGATAATGCTGCGCGGTGTCTGCCATCAATAATGTTTCCATCCTTGCCAATCACGATAGGCCCTTTTGATGGCATAGCCTTGCTTGCATCAACTGACAAATCACCTAAGTTTATTTTACTAATATCGTAATCTGTGAGTTTGTAAGAATCGCCTCCAATAGCAGAGCGCAGTGCATCAAAGTCTAGCGACTCGCCCGGAGAGTTTTTATCAATCAATTCCCGTACTTGGCGTGATGTAATTCCTTCTGGCACACTCATAGCCTTCCCTTCTGGCACTATGCCCATTCTTGTATCAGGCATAAGCCTTGCAAATCCAGTTTTGTTCTGTACCTGTTCAGCTAGAGTTTTTAGAGCAGCTTCACCACCTTTTTGTATAAAAGGCCGCATTGCCCCGCCTAACGCAACAGTATCAACCACTTCTGGCCTTAGCGTTGTAGTCTGTCCTCTGCCTGTAGTTATGCGCCCACCGTAGCTTAGATCGTCTAGCAGTCTGTTGACGTTCCTTAGCGGCAGCAGATCACCACCACGCATACCTCCAAATAATGGATCGCGCTCAGGTACTACATATCTGTCGGCTTGATCTGATAAATAGCCAGCAGCGTCAGCAACAGCGCCAAAAAACCTATTACGAGGCTGTTTAGTTACTGAGTCTTGCCTAGAAAGAGCTTTGGCTAGTTGCTTAGGACTAGGCATTATGCTGAGAATATGCCTACAGCTATGACCTCAACACCTGCTCCTGTCGTTACTTTCCATGCACCAGTAGTAGATGCAGCGTTGATCTCGATATTGTAGACATTGATACCTGTGCCGCATGATGCAGGTAGCACTGTATGGGTCAATATGCCTACACCTGTTCCGTCTACCAGAACTACATTGCCTGTAGCAGCGGTGGTGACTGTACATATTAGTCTGTGGATGTAGTCACCGATTGCACCTGTGCCGCCTAAGACTTGTGCTGTTTGACTGACTGCAACGTGTTCGTATTGGTATCTAAATGGTGATTGTATGCTCATATTCTGCCTCTCTTTGGTTGATTTGCTTGCGCCCACACATCGTTAAGTGTTGCTGTGTTCTCTGCTCCTACCATCAACGGTTTAGCCGTATCAGGTTGTCTGACTCTTGGCTCTGACCGCCATGCTATTGATAACATTCGGAAAGCGTCTGCCGGATGAGAACACCAGTCATGTCGTGGTGTCTGCCGAAACGCCTTCTTGTCCTCATCATACTCTCGTTGGTACTGTCGTAAAGCCTCGATACCTTCACTGCACTTGTCTGCATCAAACCAGCACTGCGGCAAGACTTTACGAACAGCCTGTATACCGTCTTGCACTGACAGATCTGGCACGATAGCTAGGCTATTGATGCCAAAGTGTACCGCCAACTGCTCGATTACTGACTTACCAGCAGCCGCCAGAGTCTTAGCTCTAGCATCATGAGGCAGGTGGTGCTTACCGAAATTATACGGCCTTGACAGGATATTTGCAGCAATTTCATCAATATTAGCACCAGAAACGGCGTAATAATCAATTATATGTACTTCATCTCTGATGACCTGATAGAACCAGACCGCCGTATCGTCTCTATAACCGAGGTCGAATGCAGTGTGGACAGGCACGTTATTGTCATAGGCTACTCTAGTGACGCGCCCTTGCTCCGTAGCCTCACGCATCTCTGTACCGTAGAACGCGCCAAGGATAGCGGCCTCGAAGCTACACTCATACTCTTGCATATACTGGTCTGGTGACAGTTGAGCTTTAGCAGCCGACAGCTCACCCTCTGGCAATAGCTTGCTGACCGATGCAGGTAGCTCCAAGCAGAACCACTCGCTAGGTATTCTCTGAGCTGTGCTATAGATGTCCCAAAACTGATTCTTACCCTTAGGCGTACCGCTGAAGACGCACCAGCCTTGCTTGTCACTGAGTGCTGGACGCAGAATACTGCCCCAGACGCTGGGCTTGAAATCAGCGTACTCATCTAGGAACAGACCATCAAATCCCAAACCTCGCATGGCATCAGCGTTATCAGCGCCAAATAGCCTTATCCTAGCGCCATTGACTAGGTCTACATAAAGGTCGGACTCATTGACTGATGCGAGTATTGGTCGTGCGTAATGCTTGAGGTATTCCCACGCTACGGACTTGGCCTGACTGCGGTATGGTGCTATGTATGCGAATAGGGGCATAGCAGACGCACAGACAGCGGCAGCACGAATTAGCTCGTTCACAGCTGCGACTGTCTTACCTGCGCGCCTGTGGGCCACTAGGCAGGCCCAGCGTTCCGTCCTCTCATGGAACGGCATGAACGCCCGCCTTGGCTCGTAATCAAGCTCTATTTCGTTGGTTTCCACTTAATCACCATCTGAACTGGCCCTTCATCCTTGCCAGTGAGTTCTGTGCGACTTAGTTTTGGTACATGGTACTCGATCATGTCGGTGTAACACTGGAAAGCCTTTAATGGGCCTTCGGTCTCAGCGATCAGGTCTAGCCATTCCTGCACTCGATGAGCATTACCATCAACGAACCGGGCGATAGCCTCTCGAGCGGCTACTGTAGACTTATTTGCCAGCCCTTTTGGTCTACCGGGGCCGGGTGGTCTACCAGTTTTACTTGCTTTTTTAATGACCATCATATATCTCGCTTATTTTTGCTTAAATTTTAATCTACATGGCAAGCATACGCCATTAATCAACTTGCTACTATAGCGACCACAAAGATCGCAATCTCCTGATTTTACAGGATGATTAATGTGCAGTGCGTATTTCATTGAGTCTAATAGCTGGGAGTTTAGCTGCTTCTATCACATCGCCCAAGTATTTTATAGCGTCTAATCTTGTCATACCTTGAATGGTAGCTGGAAAGCTGCTGACTGGCGCTCCTGACGAGTCACAGACTATCTCGTGCATTGCGTATCCTGCGTGTGTTCGCACCATTCTAATCATGATCTGCTCTTGTGCTGATAGGCCCAGACTTGTCTAGGCCCAGCACCCTCATTGTCTATCTTGATTCGATCTACCGAACCCTGCCGATAGAGGTAGGCAACTGCCATGCTAATCTCCGCAGAGGTTAAGGTGAGTATTTTTTTGATTTGCGACAGGGTGATAAGCCCTTGAGTGTTTGAGATTAGTAGTCGAATACTCGAGACCGCCTTAGCCATTTGCCACCACCGCAATCAGAGTAACCAACCCACCAACGGTAGCAACTACCACAACCTTGACCCACAAAAGGAAAGCCCTATCGTCATCTTGCCATGTAGACGACCTGTAGCCTCCTACAAGCCCTCGAGGAGCATTTAGGTAGGGTAGGTAGCCATCGTGAGACTTATTGCGTTCTACGCCCTCTCTGATCGTTCTAGGGCTAGTATCGTAGTTAGAGTTCATTAGAAGTCACCTCTGTTTAGCGGTTCTGCCTGTCCGTGTCTAGGATCGTCTAAATACTGATCCAATTCCACCTCGTCCAAGCCCTGATTCTGCTCCTGCTCTCGGTTGTGGTACAAGGCTTCCTCATACTCCCTGACGATTGCCGTGTAGGAGTCCAATAGGTTGCGTTTAGTTTCGTTATCCGCTCTTGAGAAACTTATTACCAGCCTTGCTGCCGATACTTGAAACGCTGTAATTTCGATAATATCCATTTTATGCTCCTAGCAAGATTGAGAGAGGTAAGATGTAAAGGCAATAGCCATTACAACAATAATTATTATAAACCAAGGTGTCGGCTCGAAAGGTGGGCGCTTTTGGCGTGGGAAGAACTCGTCATATTTGCTCATTTTGCATCTCCAGATTTGTGATCTCTCAGTCCCAGTGACCTCGATAAATAAGATAGTAAACCATTCCTAATATATGTCAAGTTTTTTATCACGGGGGGTAGTGGGGTAGGGGGTAGTACCCCTTTTCAAACTCTCTATAGGAAGAGGTGTATATACCAATACCCAAGTTCCTATTCCCTATATATGTTTATACTAACTTTCTATTACCCCCTATTACCCCCTATGCTCCCAACCCTTGCTAGTACTGGAGGTAAGGGTGGGGTATATGCGGGGGTAATTAACCCTAAAAGGGGATAGATTCATATCCCCCCTCACTGGAAGTATTACCAAGTTTGTCAAAATTATGAACCTCAATTGAGAGTTTTTCATTGGGAACTGCCGAAAGTAACTTTCCATGACTCTTTCTTTGCATACCCCCGTTCATTTTTTGAATTGCTCTACCCCCCACAATTGTTTCAAATTTTGACGGATTTTCCTTACCTATCCACCTCAAAACATCACTCGTTTGCATCCATCGGCAGTCGTTTGGGTCAAAATTAGCCCAGTCAAGGTGACTGGAAACCATCTCAAAAATAGGTTCAGGGG